ACATCAACGAAGCTTGTAACTCCTTGTCAGTATTGATGTTTGGGGTAGATGCAATAAAATTGATTAAATGAATTCCATGTCAAAAAGAGTTCGTATCTTATACAAATCAATCGTGTTATTATGATATTGTGAAATAATAAGATGAAATCAAGGGCCTCCAAACATGGATGGCTCTTTTTCTATGTCTAACCATATTCCCAATCGTATGGGAATATGAATTGCTAAGTGTTAGAGGTGCTTGAATGCCATACAAACTGAAGAAGGCATGTTGTTACCCTGGTTGTCCTAATCTATCTCACGATTCCTATTGCCCAGATCACAAGAAAGTAAGACAACGATTCAAGAATCAATTAGCTGATCGGGACAGAGGTACAGCTGCGCAACGTGGATATGATGCACAGTGGAGAAGAGCAAGAGTTGTCTTCCTTAATCAACATCCATTATGCGTCAAGTGTGAAGAAGATAATCACCTTACACCAGCGACTGTTGTCGATCATATCATCGATCATAAAGGTGATTATGAGTTGTTCTGGGATCGAGACAATTGGCAATCGCTTTGCAAGCCATGTCATGATTCTAAGACGGCCATGACAACATGGGGAAAATCAAAGGAAGGAGCAGTAAGCATGCGAACGAAAGTCACGATAGTATGTGGAGCTCCAGGCAGTGGCAAGACAACGTATGTTGAGCAACACATGAAATCAGGAGATCTCATCATCGATTTGGATTGGATATGGAAGGCCTTCACCGGCTTACCTTATTATCATAAACCTAGTGAATTATTACCCTTTGTAATGGCAGCTCGTGATGCAGTTCTTCAACGACTGGATCAAGTGAGTGATCTTAATCGAGCGTTCATTATCGCCGGTGCACCAAAGGCTATTGAGCGAGAAGCACTCAGCCGAAGATATGGAGCTAAGGTTATCCTATTCACCACCAGTCAGAACGAATGCATCAGAAGAATACAAGCAGATGAACGTCGATCGCACAATACTGAAGCATGGAAACCATTAGTACAGAAATGGTGGAATGAATACCAACCGAGAAAAGGAGATGTTATTGCTGATGAATGATGAAAGCCAGTTAGAATGGGAGCAGATGCAAAGCGTAGTCGATCAAGGGAGAGCGATTGAAGAGAAGATCAAACGACTAACCAATGAGGTACTCGTAGCCAAGAACATTAGATACATTGAATTAACCGGTGACATGTCAAAGAAGGAACAGATCATCCTCAACGAACAATCAGGAGACATGTACAATCGCATCGTACAACGTATATCAGACATCTTTATAGAATGTGCAGAAGAAGAGATAAAGCTATTAAAAAAAGAATGGATACAAATTGCCAATGCTTACTGTGCCTCACAGAATGCTCATACATCCATAGAGAGTAGAACACCACATCCGACCTCACCCGAATGAAATAGACAAGGGGAGGGGGTGGGTGAAAGTCTGAGGGGACTAAACCCGAGACCGCAAGCGGCAGCCACGTGTGAGAATTCGCGAAAATAAGAAGAGGGGGGTAAAGCCATTGAGAGGCAGACCTAAGAAACCGACAAATCTAAAAGTACTAGAGGGAAATCCGGGAAAGAGGCCGTTGCCTCAAAATGAGCCGAAGCCTCTACCGATATCTCCCATGTGTCCAACCTGGTTGAATGCTGATGCAAAACGAATGTGGAAGAAGTTAGTTCCTGCTTTAGAAAAAATGAGGTTAGTTACATCGATTGATGGAGAAGCGCTTGCAGCTGCTTGTCAGTCTTATGGGATATGGGTCGAATGTGAAAAGTATTTCAAAAAGAAGGATGATGACGGCAAACTCTTCGGACGGACATATCTGTATGAAAATAAAAACGGCAGTGTGAATGAGTTACCCCGTCCGCAGGTTGCGATTGGAAATAAAGCACTATCTGAATTCAGAGCGTTTTGTTCCGAATTCGGATTATCTCCTGCTTCCCGGACTCGTATTGAAATACCGAAGTTTGGGGAAGAAGATGATCCGATGGAACGACTGCTAAGGAATCAGGGTGGTTGATATGTTTGATCAAGGGAAAGCAGATCAAGCTATAAATTTCATTGAGAACTTAAAGCATACAAAGGATCCTTGGCGTGGTGTTAATTTTGAATTATTAGATTGGCAGCACGAAATCATGAGTGATGTTTTCGGGACCATCAAGAAGGACGGGTACCGACGATTCAATACTGCCTATGTTGAGATTCCGAAGAAGAACGGAAAATCAGAATTAGCAGCTGGTGTTGGATTATATCTCACTTGTGGGGATGGTGAATGGGGAGCTGAAGTGTATGGGGCAGCGGTGGATCGCTTAAATGCATCCATCGTTTTTGATGTTGCGGTAGATATGGTCGATCAATGTCCAGCATTGAAGAAACGAATCAAATTGGTGCTGTCTCAAAAACGAATGATTTACTTACCGACCAAGAGCTTTTATCAGGTGCTATCATCCGAGGCATTTAGCAAGCATGGATTTAATGCGCACGGTGTTGTATTCGATGAATTACATGCACAGCCGAATCGAGGTTTGTTTGATGTATTGACCAAAGGTGCTGGTGATGCGAGAATGCAAAATCTAAATTTTGTTATCTCGACAGCTGGTGATGATCCCGATCGTAAGTCCATTGGTTGGGAAGTGCATCAAAAGGCAATGGATGTCCTGAATGGTATAAAGAAAATCCCGAATTTCTATGCAAAGGTATATGGCGTAGGTGAGGATGAAGATTGGGAGGATGAGGCGAATTGGATAAAGGCGAATCCTAGCGTAGGGCATAACTTACGGATAGAAAAATTTCGAGAATGGTATGACGATTGCAAAGGGAATCCAGCTGAAGAAAGATTGTTTCAACAGTTGCGTTTGAATCAATGGGTTAAAACAAAAGCATCCAAATGGATTGGTTTGGACAAATGGGATGCATCCGCTGGCATGGTCATTAAAGAAGAGTTGAAAGGTAGAGATTGCTATGGTGGACTCGATTTAGCGTTGACCACGGATCTCGCTGCCTTCGCTCTGATCTTCCCTCCTATTGGAGAAGAAACTTGTTATGACGTTCTGATGAAATTCTATATACCGGAAGACAACATGCAGGAACGATCCAATAAGGATCGGGTTGATTATGATACATGGGTGAAGGAGAAATACATTCAATCTACTCCTGGAGATGTCATCGACTATGATTTTATAAAACGAGATATTCTCCGTGCAAGAGATATGTACAACATCTTAGAAATAGGGTTTGACCGATTTCATGCTACGCAAATCGCCTTGCAGCTGAGTGAAGAGGATTTGACGATGGTCGATGTTCGGCAAAATGCCAAGTTTATGTCGGCTCCAATGATTGAGGTTGGGAACATGATTAAGAAATCAATTCTTCGTCATGGTGGTAATCCGGTATTGCGTTGGAATTTCAGTAATTTAGAAGTGAAGATCGATGCAGATGAGATGATCAAGCCGATCAAAGGTAAGGATACGAACCGAATTGATGGATTTGTGGCCATTATTATTGCTGCAGCGCGAATGATCGTAGCTGAAGAAGAGCATCTACCAGGCATTGCATTCTCGTAAGGAGGACTTCGATTGAAGTATTTAAAGAAATTACGTGATAGATTACCGAATATTCGCTTACCAAACCCTAAAGAAACCGTCCAAGAGCTTACTGTACTGGGCGGTTTTATTATGATCATGGTGGGATTATGGGGGTTTGATTACCGTATTGCTCTCATTATCGGGGGAATATGGCTTGCCATTCCACCAAGAGGAAGGAGGGAATAACTTATGGGTCTGATTTCACAGATATTGCACAAGAACTATTCGCAGGCTGACTTTGATCGAGACATTCGACAGTTCCGTGGAGGGACGGTAACCAAGTCGGGGATTCGAGTTAATGAGCAAGGAGCATTGAGGCATATCACAGTGTTATCTTGTGTTCGGGTTCGATCTGAATCCTTTGCATCCTTACCGGTATCGGTTTACAAGAAACGTAGAGACGGCAAAGGTCGGGATGAAGCGAGGGACCATCCAATACATGCTATTGTTCACAGTTCACCGAATAGCGACATGGTTCCCATGACATTAATGGAAACCATGAACGGTCATCTGGATTTGTCGGGTAATTGTTATTCGCTGATCACCTTGAATAAGCGTGGGAATGTGATTGATCTATATCCTTGGGATTGGGACAAGATCGAGCCGGTCCGAAATTTAGATACGAATCGGATTGAGTATAAAATTTATGATCGCGGAAAATTCGAGATGCTTCCTTCAGAGAAAGTATTCCATGTACCTGGTCTTGGTAATGACGGGATCAAAGGATACTCCATCATATCACTAGCCCGAGAACATATTGGACTAGGAATGGCTGTGAATGAATTCGTCGAGCTGTTCTATGGACAGGGGATGAACATTGGTACGGTGCTCCAGACCACGCAAAACCTGAAGAAGGAAGCGGTCGATGAGCTACTCGAACAATATAACGAACAATTCACTGGTCTTCGAAATTCGCATAAAGCGATGTTGCTGCACAGTGGGCTAACGTATAACCGTATTCCAATGCCGCTAACAGATGCGCAAACGATCGAGCTTCTTAAGTTGACGGACAATCAGATTTGCGGATTGTATCGAGTACCACCTCATATGGTCGCACATCTAGAGAGGAGTACGAATAACAACATTGAGCATCAAGGGATTGAATATGTCATATATTCGATGCTTCCACTGATTACAAGATGGGAACAGACCATGAACTGGAAGCTGTTCACACCAGCTGAGCGGGAAGCGGGTTATTATGTGAAATTCAATGTTGATGCGCTGCTTCGTGGAGATTCAAAAGCCCGC